TTTCATTCTGTCTGGATGCAATCGAGGCAGGTATGGAGATCTGGTGCGATCCACTCATCAGAGTCGGGCACGAGAAAACAAGAGTCATCTAGGAGGACGCTATGCACGATCAAAATTCAATCGATCAATCTGAGACACCTTCTCAGAAGTATCAGAGGGCTTTAGACCTGTTTACAGAGTCGGTGCTGAAGCCAGATCACAATCTTCGAGGTTGTGCTCATAATCAGGGTTGTTATGATCAGTTAATGGAAATCAGAGAGCACGTTCTCGAATACCTTAAGACTCTCAAGGAAGTCACACATCACCAGAATCCTGATGAAAGTGATGAGATCGAGACCGCAAAGTTAATCGAAGCAAAGGATAAGATTGCAATGGAGTCGAAACCATTTACAAAATGGCGGTGAAAAAATCGTCGTCAAAGTCAAAAAATCGTCGTTAAAGTTTAGGAATTATTAATTATGGCAACAAGATTCAGTATGGGTGATTCATTAATTGAAAGTCGTCCAAAAAAGACAAGACAAGGAAAAGGAAAGCATAGTAAGTACTCTGCTACGAGTCGTAACGGTGCGAAGAAGAGATACAGAGGTCAAGGCAGATGAACTGCTGGCACTGTGGCACTGAGTTGATCTGGGGTGCCGATCATTCAATGGAAGACATAAATGATGGAGAGGAGTCGGAATACGATTTCTTCTCTAATTTTACCTGTCCGAAGTGTCAGGCATATGTAGAAGTTTATCATCACGTTTAAATGGCTTGTTTAATTGCAAATTTACCCTCCTATGAGGTATGGGTAAGAAAAGAATATCTAACCGACCACAAGAGTGGTCATGGTGAGTTTGTGAAAGGAGTATGGGTTGCTGCCAAGAGTATACCAGGTCGTGCTTTCTACTTCGAGACTTATCTACCAGAGTATGCTGCAATGTTTGATAAATTGCCCATCTCTGCGTTCACAAGCGATCCAGAGACACCTACACCTGATATGACGTTACATAACCTACAATTCTGGAATTGTATGGATTACGGAGTCGTAGCGGTGCAGAAACAGTTTATTGGTTCAATGCACTACGAAGTCTATACAAGAGACTATGGAACGCAAACAGGCACATATATTTGTACTTTAGACAACTATCATCAAGACGTAGATGCAATAGACTATTCTACAAGCGAACAACCAGCTGAACATAAGAGTCATAACCTCTTAGAATTAGACAATGGACAGTTTTGTTTGTATCCAAATAACAGAATGAGGATATATGACAATAGTATCACTCCTGAGACACCTAAGATTCCTGATTTTAAAGTATCAACTGTGTATTATCAGGTGGAGAATGGTCATGATCGTGATGGATTAGGTTCTGAAGAGAACTATTTCTGGAAAACAGCTAAAGAAAGGAATGATTTTAGTATAAATGTTGAAGCAGACCCTAATATTGGAGCAGGAAATACAGCAATTGAACCAAATTTAGGATAAATAAATCATTAAGGAGAAAAAAAATGGTTATTAAACTGGATAAGTCACAAGAATTCATCAAAAGTGGTAAAAAACTGATCAGTGAGTACGATGCAGACGTTTATTATGAGGAAAAAGAGGAAGAAAAACCTCAATTTTTGAAAGAAGGCGAATAAATAAACCTATATCTTAAAAACCCTTATAGATATATTAGGAAAAATATATCAAATTGAATGGTAGTTAAAATTTCTCGTGCATTTAAAGACATAAGTTTATCATTTACTCGGCATCCTGTCACAAATGACGTGACTGTGTTGAAAAATGAAGATGCAATAAAGAGATCAGTGATCAATTTATGCAGAACACGTATTAATGAGAGATTTTTTAACGACTTATTGGGTACATCAATTGAAGATTCTTTGTTTGAGACGAATCTGAGTGACATTTCATCATTTTTAGAGAGAGAAATTACTGTTTTACTTAAGAACTTTGAACCAAGAATACGACTAACAAACGTTTTAATTGATTCTATAGTTGATTCACACGAGTTACAGATAAGAATTGAGTATGAAATTACAGGATTACCTTTTCCTACACAAAATATCGAATTTTTACTTCAACCGACTAGGATATAATGTCATTTTCACAGTTTACTAACCTAGATTTTAATACTTTAAGGGCTCAAATTAAAGATTACTTGAGGTCAAACTCAAATTTTTCTGATTTTGACTTTGAAGGATCTAATTTTTCAATTTTAATCGATACTCTTGCTTATAACTCTTACATAACTGCATACAATACGAACATGGCTGTCAATGAATCATTCATTGATAGTGCAACTCTACGTGAAAATGTCGTATCATTAGCAAGAAATATAGGTTATGTGCCAAGATCAACTAAATCAGCAATTGCAAAGGTTAACTTTAATGTTAATGTATCATCACTTAACGCTAAACAAGTCAAATTGAACGCAGGTTTAGTTGCATTGGGTAATGTTCAAGGTGGAAATTATACATTTTCAATACCAGAGGACATTACAGTCACTCCAAATAGTAATGGAATTGCAAGTTTTAATGATATTTCAATATATGAAGGTAATTATCTAACTAAAACCTTTGTTGTAGATAGTTCACAAGCAAATCAAAGGTTTGTCTTACCAAATGCAAATATAGACACCTCTTCAATTCGTGTAGAAGTTCTTGAACAGTATGATAATGGGGCAACTGAGTTATTTCAATACAATCTTTATACAAATATATTTGATGTAAATGAAAAATCTAGATTATTCTTAGTTCAAGAGGTTGATGATGAAAAATATCAAATTATGTTTGGCGATAACGTCTTAGGTAGGAAACCTAGAAATGGATCAATAATTACAGTTACCTATATCGTTACAGATGGAGAAGAAGGTAATGGTGCTGCAAACTTTAACTTTGCAGGAAGACTTACATATCTCTTTGGTGGTGCAGATGTTGATATTACAAGTGGTATATCACTCTTAACAACTACACAGTCCTCTGAAAATGGAGATTCGATAGAATCTATAGACAATATCAAATACCTTGCTCCAAGAGTCTATGCGTCGCAGTATAGAGCAGTTACACCAAATGATTATAAGAGTCTGATACCCTTTTTATACCCAAATATTGACTCTGTAAGTGCTTATGGAGGTGAAGAACTTGATCCACCTGAATTTGGAAAGGTTTATATCACTATAAAACCAAAAAATGGTGAATTTTTGTCTGCTGTGGCAAAAGATTCGATAAAAAATGACTTAAAGAAGTATACAGTAGCTGGAATTAAGCAAGAATTTCTTGATTTAATGTATTTGTACGTTGAATTTGACTCAACAGTGTCATATGACTCAGGATTTATTGCCGATAAGTCAAATTTACAGACAAGAATACTATCTGCAGTTGAAAATTATGCAAAATCAGCAGATATTAACTCTTTTGGTGGAAGATTAAAGTATAGTAAGTTACTTTCTCAAATTGATAAGGTTGATGATGGAATAACTTCAAATATTACAACTCTTGTAATAAGAAGAAACTTAGTTCCTTCATATAATACACTTGCAACTTATGAAGTTTGTTATGGAAACAAGTTTCATGCAGATTTAGAAGGATTTAACGTTCGTTCTTCTGCATTTAAGATTGATGGAGTTGAAGGAGACCTATATTTGACAGATTTTCCAAATAATGATCAATTAACTGGAATTGTTAAGTTTTTCACTATTAATAATGGTACAATCACATATGTCAATAATAATGCAGGAACCATAGATTATGTAAAGGGTGAAGTAATACTATTTCCAGTAACTATTACATCAACTTCTTTAGAAAACAGAATTGAAATTGAAGTTACTCCAGAATCTAACGATGTTGTAGCAAAAGAGAATCTTTATATTGTGCTAGATACTACAGGAAATAGTAAATTAAACCTATTAGAAGACGTTCTTGTTTCTGGTTCAAACATATCAGGAACAAATTACACACCACCGTCTAGTTTTATTAGTAATAAAAAATATACAAGATAAGAAATGTCTGATAAAAAAGTTAAAATTGCAAATATTCTTGGTAGTCAGATACCAGATTTCATACAAGCAGATAATCCACTTTTTAAAGAATTTTTGACTCAATACTATGAGTCAGAAGAACATGAGTATGGAACAACATACTTAGCTGAGCATATTTCAAGTCTTAAAAAAATATCCACTGTTTCAGACATCTCTTTAGTTGAAAAACAAACAGTTAACGTTCCAAATGGTGCTGCACCAGAATCACCAGTAATTATATCCTCTTTAGTGTATGCATATGATGATGTAATTAATGTAAATCAAACAACTGGTTTTCCTGATAAGTATGGATTACTAAAAATTGATAATGAAATCATTACATACACTGGAAAAACTGAAAATTCATTTACTGGATGTATTCGTGGGTTTAGTGGTATATCAGCAATTGAAACTGAGGGTAATCCTGAATTTTTGACATTTAGTGATACAAATGCTGCACCACATATTGCAAATTCAGCAGTAGTTAACTTAAGTTTTCTCTTTGTAACTGAATTTTACAAAAAATTTAGAAAACATTTTTTACCAGGTTTAGAGGGAAGAAGTTTTTCATATGGATTAAATGTAGAAAATATATTATCAAGAGCAAGAGATTTTTATAGTTCAAAAGGAACTGATACTTCATTACAAATTCTTTTTCAGGTATTATATGGAGAACAAGTTGAAATAATTAAACCTTTTGATCAAACACTAATGCCATCTGATGCAGAATGGGATGTTACTGATGATATTGTAGTAGAAGTTTTATCTGGAAATGCTTTAAATTTAATTGGTGTAAAAATATATCAAGATTCTTTTACTAATCCAACTGCAAGCGGTGCAGTATCAAATGTAACTACAAAATACTTAGGAAATAAAAAATATTATCAAATATCTTTTTCAAAAGGAACAATAGAGGACAAATTTAATGTTTCAACAAAAACAAAAGTAGTAGGAACTGCTTCAACAACAGAAGTTTTAACAGTTGATTCTACAATTGGGTTTGGAGAAACAGGTAATTTTTATTATCTTAACGTAGATAATAATTATGCTTTAGCGGAATACACCTCCAAATCAAGTAATCAATTTTTCGGATGCACTGGTGTTTCTGAATTGTTAACAGAGTCAAAACCGATTATTGATAACAAGTTTGTATATGGTTACGAAGATAATGATTTAACTAAAGTATGTATTATGAGAATAACTGGATCTATTTCTGGTGCATCTGATAATGTTAATACTACCAAGTATTTCGATATAGGTGATTCAATTAGAGTTAAACACCTTGGTGAAAAATATGATATATCTGATAAAAAGTTCAATACTTGGTTCTATAACAACCTCTCATATGTAAATGTTCAACAACATCAAGCTGGACAAACTACTTTTGAAACTTTAACAGAGCATTTCTTAAATATTGGTGATAAAGTAGATATAATATTCAAAGATACAGGTGGTTTAATTATTCAAGATGCAATTATTGATGATGTTTATAGTTCCACTAGATTTTTGATTACGGGGGGAGTTTCATTTGGTTCAATCATATTTGGTGATTATATCATTAAAAAGAAGTTGAATTATGCTTCATCTAACTTTGGTGTTACTTCTCTTCTTTCAAATATACAAAATTCATTCTCTGATACTGATAAAAACACTTATGTTGCTTTTTCTGGATATCCATCATTTAACACTCAGACTACAAATAGATCAAAAACTGTTGCATCATCAGGGATAAGCACAAACGCAAGCACACTTAATATAAACAATCATGGATTTATAAATGGTGAAAGAGTTTATCTCTCAATATCATCTGATTCTGGAGTAAGTGGTAGCACTAGTGGATATTTTTATGTAAACGTAATTGATGATAACACTTTTAAGTTAGCATTAAATCCTTCAAACCTCTACAGAAACA